TTCGTATGTGTGCTAGTTCCCACGGGGGTAGGGGTGTGTCGTAACAAACTGTGTTGCTGCGGCCACTGCTACCCTTGTGACGCACTAGCTAGGATTGCCTGGTCCTATTATTCAAACAGGCGTCCCCACACGTTATCGAGCGTCGGTAAGGTTAGCATCTTGCACGTGTGGATCGGTTGACATGCTAGTGGTGTTTCTTAAAAGAGAGCACTAGGTATGTCAAAGAGGGTTGCTTTAGAGTGACATCGCAACGCGCGTTGGAGGAGCGCGTTGCATGCTGACATTATGTCAGCTAGTGGGTGTCTGTCTCACCCGCGTGCCCTATGGGCAAAGTCCGAGTGCTACGTAAGCACAGGCAAACCCCCCTTTTCTCAATTAATCATGGATACAATTATAAGAGAAAACCCACAAACTTTTTGCATTGAGCATGCGGTTCTCCCAACCGCTGCTCCCAAGTTAACGCTGTACCAAAGATTAGTTACTAAAACAATTTTACGTTTTGAGTCGTTTGTGGAACGAGTTATATGCTGTGTGCCGAACAGCATAGTTGAAGATTGGGAATTCGACACCATCACTAGACAGTGCGTTGCAGCAACGCAGTATGATGATGTTGAATTCTCAGAGCTGGTTGATTATTTCAACCATGCGACTGAGGCAGAGAAGCTGCACGAAGTGGGTGTTAATGTTGGGGATCGGGGAGAGTCCCTTACTTTTGACACACATGACGCTGCTGTTGGCTGGGCGAAGACCCTTTTAGATGATGCTCTTTCGAGATATTCGCCAACACAGTGTGAAGATGGCTCCATCGATGAGTTCGATGATGAAGCCGATCGTGCTATTGAGCGTGACAGGCGCTTGGGGCGAGGTGTTCGAACTCGCCGGCGGCGTAAGCGTGTGGTTGCTTACGTGGTTGTAGCTTTAATCAACAAGGTTCGCTGCAAATACTATCACATGGATGATTCAGTCGCCAATAGGCGATTAGTCGGGAGTTACCTGCTAAAGTTGATGCGTGAGCACAACTTTCGTACGAGTGATATCCATTTACACGTCGACTATGCTGTCAGCTTGTACTTTGAACTTTCGGGTTCGAAGATGAAGCCGACGGTGTATGCACGTCAATGATGGGCTCCTGGCCGATTCCTAGGGGTCAATGTCGAGGGGAGGGACATTGACAGCCGGTTGATAGTGGAGAGGTTTGAGGATGTGGTGAATGACAGGGTATATCATGCCCTGCCTTGTGTGATGGGAGAAAATGATTTGGGCGTGTTCAATAACACGCTCGACGCTGCTTGCGTAGCATTAACGGAACGATATCTTAATTTGAAGGTGGATGGTGTTTTGACAAAACCCATTAAATGCCAAAAAGGCATATTTAAGAGTCAAATGGCGATTGATTTTGCAATTAAACTAGCACGTAAGTGTTCTAATGCCCATGTGTATTCCCGCCAAGAGGTGGTTGACATGTACACTGGCCAGAAAAAGATACTCTACGGATTAGCGGCAGAATCGTTGTTGCATGACCCACTAACAATTAAAGACTCGTACCTAAAGACCTTTATCAAATTTGAGAAATGTAATTTGAGTAAGGCACCGAGGATTATTAATCCTCGGTCTACCCGGTATACATTGGAAGCTGCTCGTTATTTGAAGAAGCTTGAAAAACCAATATACCGTGGTATAAACAAACTATTTCGTAGCCATTCCAAACACACTGTGATTAAAGGATTGAATGTTGTTGAGTCAGCAAATATAATCCAGGAAAAATGGGAAAGATTTTCCGATCCAGTGTTTGTTGGTGGTGATCTAACTAAACTGGATATGCACATTGGGGTTGAGGCTCTAGAGTTTGAACACTCAGTGTACAATCTGGTATTTAGGTCACGTAAGTTGCGTAGATTGCTAAATTGGCAATTGCGCAACAAAGGACGAGCTTATTTCAAAGATGGGTGCGTGTCGTTTAAGATGAATGGCACGCGCTCATCTGGAGATATTAATACATCTATGGGTAATGTGTTGATTGTGTGTTATGTTATATATAACGCTATGTCCACCCTTGGTGTTAAGTGTGAGCTCATAAATAATGGGGACGATTTTGGCTTAATTTTTGAGAGGCATGCCCTAGACAGTGTTCTAGAGAGTTTGCCTCAATGTTTTAGGAAACATGGTTTCATTTTAGTGATGGAGTCTCCTGTGTATGAGTTTGAGCAAATTGAATTTTGCCAAACTAAGCCGGTGTTTGATGGGAGGGTGTGGCGTATGTGTAGGTTGCCGCAAACTATATTCCGAAAGGATACCATTTGCACCATTGATATACCGAACCCTACTATGTTTAAGAAGTGGCTTGCTGCTGTCGGTGACTGCGGGTGGTTTTTAACCTCCGGTTTGCCGGTGTTGCCATCTTTTTATGACATGTTTAGGAGATCCGGTGTTGCATACACGGAGGCTGAATTACAGCGCTTTTTTAAGAATACATCTTTGTTCCAATCCCGGTATGGATTGGACAAATTTGAGAACGTTGTTACAAACGATGCGCGCGTTAGTTTTTATCGCGCGTTTGGGATACTCCCGGATGATCAACTCGCGTTGGAAGCGTATTTTGCATCAATTACGATAGATGCTTGCGCTACTGATATGTTGGGTGCCATTCGGGATAATAATTTGTTATTCCCTTCTCAAATTATAGATGTACGGTAATTATTGCGGTCCTTATTGGTCGGACGGAGCATTCCAGACCAGTGTCGTAGGGACAATGAAACCAGTCGATGAGTTCGATGAAACCTGCATGGTGCACGATGCCCACTATGCACGTGCGGGTGATTTGAAGCTAGCGGATTACGAATTTGCTCGAGCGAATATAGGGCGTGGCGTCTTACGGACCGCTGCCGGTTTGGTGGTGGGTTCGCAAGGCTTTTTACGACGGGGTTCTCGCAGTGGAGCCCCCAATATTAAGCGTAATACACCCAACACTCTTAATATACTCGAATCAAATATGCAATCTAATAGTAGTAAAAACAATAGCTTACGTGGTAAGCAGGGCAAGAAACAGTCTAACCCAAGGCAAACTAGCTCTAAGTCTGAGGTTCAAGTTGCCACACATGCTGTTCCAGCAACGATTGGTACAACAATCCGAATGGTACGGCCTATAGTGGTGCGTAATGGTAATACAGCTCGCATCACTGGTCGTGATTTCTTAGGCACAGTGTCTGTGGCTGCAACTACGACATTTGGTGTATCTACCACGGCGTTATTGAGCCCTGCGTATTTTGCCAGTGCTTTCTTAGGAAACCTTTGTCGATCTTATGAATCTTACCGATGGGATAAGTTGCGCATTCATTATGTGCCAGCTTGTTCCACTTCCACCACTGGTTCGGTGGTTTTAGCGTCTAGTCACGCTGTCACTCAACCCGCGTTGAGTGGAGAGTCATCGAACTTTTTGCCGCGTGCGTTAACACAGGGCAATGCATCCATGGGACCTTTGTGGGAACATGGTTATATTGACATTGACTGCACGTCACGCCAGTGGCGTTTGGTGGATCCTACGTCATCTGTTGATCTTGATGACAATATTCATGAAGAGCTCCAAGTTTATTATTCAGCGTCTTCGTCATTAGTAGCTGGGTATTTGCTGGCTGAGTACACTTGCTCATTTAATGAGCCTGTGTACCAACCACATTCCACTGCTATTCCTATTCCAACTGGACCGGGCACCGTTTGCACCTTCACTGATAATATTGGTGTTAATGCTGCTGGCGACGATTGGAATTTGTCATGTTTGTCTGGTCTGACGCTTGCTACTGTCAATCCTGGCACGATTTATCGTGCTGTGTTTGATTTAGTTGGTAGCACTGCACCGACCGGCACAACATTTAACAATTACCTTAACGCAGCTGTCTTTTCACATGCAACAACCTCAACATTTGGGGTTCAAACTACCTACGCTCCGTTGGTGGGTGGCTTTACTTGCTACCTAGTTTGTGATAGTTCTTCTGTTAAAGCGTTTGCTTCAATAGAATCAGCTCGTGGAGGAATTGGATCTGGTCAATTGATGACCAGGACGGCGACGACTGCAGCCGGCACGTATCGATTTATTGTGTCTATGGTTGGGCAGGATCCTGCTACTGCTACTAGCGTACAGTAGTTGTTTTTACTCTCTTTGTGGGCGACAAACTACGGTTTATGACCGTGGCCCGACAGTCTTAAATATTAAGTTAATGCTAATCAGAAAATAAAATAAAAAGCACAGTGAGGTGGCCCCAGTTGGGAGTTATTGATGAAACCGGCGTACTGTAGTAAATGGGGTTGACATCCCGCTTGGGAAGCTACAGTTTCGGAAAGGTCCGTTGCTAGTTGCACGTTAAAATAATTACCGTGTTTCATCCATTTACACCATACATATTAGTATCTTTACATTTCTTTCTTTTCTATATGTTACTAGTCCTAGTAGGACCGACGTTAGCCGTAACTGCAGCCACCGTTCAACCCGGTGTCTGTGGGGAGTAAAGCGTTTCAAACAAGTTCCTTTCGAGTATATAATAGGCTATAAGCCGGGCTTTCGAAAGTAGTTACCACCATAATATGTGCCC